ACGAACTTACCATCTTTCGAGGTATATTCGCTAATTTTTTTCATTTTTACTCCTTAGTTAAGCCACATCGTGGCTAAAGCGCCGGCCACGGCAACTACGATTGTGCCTAACAGGAAGTTAATCAACTTCACTGCAGACTCGTTCTTTGTCACAGAAGCTTCAATACAATCAAGCTTCTCTGAAAATCTGTTCATTCGATCATATAGTTTACTATGGTCACCTTGCAAGCCCGCCAACTTCTCTTCGGCACGTGCAATTGCAACTACAGCATCAGATAGTTTATCTATCTTCTGTTCAATTCGGTCTAGTCGCGAATTCTCATTCGCTGCGTGTTCTTCTAGTGTTGTCATTAGCAGTTCCACTTTCTTAATGCCAATGCCTTACGTGTTGGCCGGCCTTTTTCATCTTTCATTGGACCTTTAACGCCACTCATACGAGCACAGAATGACTTACGGCGTTTAGCGTCTTTACTTCCAGGTTTCAACTTAGATGGTTTTGTAGTAACAGCAGTTTGCAACTTTGAACCTGGATTTGCTCTACGAAAAGCATCAACACCTTTCTGAGTCAAACCACCAGTCGAAGACTTATGGCCCTTTGCATCGATAGCAGCTTCATTGATAAAAGCCTTGAATGACTTAGCCTTTGTCATCTTCGCTCTCCGACTTCATATAGTCACGAACTGTTGTAATATAATCTTCTGCTTTTGTGATCTTATCTTGCACCCATTCTGGCAAATTGTCATCAGTACCTAACATATCATGCATTTCTTTGGCTGAAGAGATGATAGTACGAAGTTTTGTTTTTGCCATATCACCTTCTTGATCGTACTCACCAGGATCTTGATCGTTCTGCTCATTCTGGCCAGGTGTCATCTTCTTAGCATGAGCTGTGGCCTCAGGGGTACCCCAATCATACTTAGCGACTTCTTTAATGTAGGTTTGCCAGAGATCTCTCATTTCTGACCTCCGATTCGCTTCAACTCACTCTTGTGAATAATGTCTTGAGCCTTTTGCATACTAGCAAATCTTTTCAACGTATGCTTCAAAGGATCTTTTTTATCCTTAGGTGCAGGTGCCTTGACTGCTTTGTCGTGATAACGCTGAGCAAGTTCACCAGAGATCTCATTGACATTTTCTTCAACCTCATCACGGCCTTGTGCTTTGTCACGATATGTCTTCTTCATCTTAGCATCGGTCACACGATCGACACCTTGAATCATAGAAGGTTGTTTGACGATACCACGCAACTTAGCTTTGACAGCACCAGGCGACTTGTCCTTGATGTACATTTTCGGCAAGCCTTCGATGTCCACTTCAAACGTAGTCGCTTCTGTTTTAGTGAGATCAGCAGGATTGCTGTACTTACCAGCAATAGCTGACAGATCTTTTGTCTTATCACGCATCTTCTGATGAGCACGTGCTTTCATCTTAGATTGCTTCTTAGTAATATTCAAGCTTCCACGTGCACGGGTGTATCTACCTAGAAGACCGGGACTCAACTCATCGAGCTGTTCGGATTCATTGACATCTTCACCAAGACGCTTCTTAGCTCTCTCAAGACCTTTAGATCTTACACCAATGCCACGCTCCCAAGGTGCTTTATGTGCAGGATTATCCATCGTCTTAGCAACTTTTTTCAATGTGCCGATCTGAGCTTTAGTCTTATCTTTATACGATTGAAGAGTTGACTTATCAAGTTCGTTAACCGTCTCTTCTTTTTTTATCTTTTGATCTAGTTTGTGAAGAGCTTTTTTAATACCAGGCAATCTCTCTTTGGCTGCATCAACTGTGGGGGATGCCTTTCTCAAATAGCTAGTGAGGGTATTAGTAGAAACTTCTTTGACTGGCTTCTTCTCAGCCTGTTTCATACCTTGCTTAGCAAGATGCTTAGCAGTAGAAGGACCTTCGCCATACTTACCAGGTACAACAGATTGCTTCTTCTTATAAGGACCTTCAAACGGAGGTGTCTTATCTACTTCTTCTTTCTGATCACGCTTAGCAGAGAGATAAGCGGCAATGGCTTGATCTCTGCGCTCTTTATCAGATTTACCCTTGAATCGTGGATTCGTCGAAGTTTTAAAATCTTTAATCCACGCACCGATTCCATGTGATACTTTGAGTGGCATTATGCTAGATCCTTATCGTGATTGAGGCCGCCTTTTTTCTTCTTAACGATGAAAGCATTGACGCGAGCGTGACCCCACTGCTGAGGTGTTGTTCCAGGGCGGTGACCGGACTTCCATGCTGCAACGCCACGATTGTAAACTTTTTGAAGTGTATTGACAGAGATACCAGACTTTTTCGCTTTGTCTGCTAAGCCTTTAGCTTCTTCGAGATAGTGAGAGAACTTAATCATTATCGTGTCCCAAATTCGTGACCTGCAACTCTCTTCATCTGGCTGTTAAACTCAGACTGAGAGGGCTTACTCTTATACAACTTGATAGAGATCTCAGGACGCTCTTTGCCCTTGATTCTCCAGTTATAACCTTTTTTCTTGTGCTCAGGATCAGACGTCTTGACAACGCGACGTTTGTATCCAGCTTCCCAAGACTCAGCTTCTTGAATGAATGTTTTGAACCCAATCATTTCGTTGCCTTATTAGTTGCTTGTGTATCTTTCAACCGTGCTTTGTCCATCATTCTATCATGACGATTAGCATCCGCAGCTTTTTCTTGATCAATTCTTTTCTTAGCAAGATCAACTGCTGAGTTCTCACCATACATCTGTTTGAACTTCAACGTGTATTTACTCGGCTTTGTCTTTGCTGTTGCATCGCCAGGGGCCTTCTTATAAGGTGCAGCGTCTTTCTCTGCAGGACTCTTGTTGGCGTATGCTCTGAAGTGTGCGGCTCTCGCTTGCTTCGTATCTTTGTCTAAGCCTTTATAGTAAGGCTTTGGCTGTGTGCCCTTGACTTTACTGACATCCGGATCTTGAGGCTGACGCTTCTCAAGTAACTCAACTGCGTTCAACCACTTACGCATCTGCAAACCTTCTTGCTCGACGATAACGTAGTTAGAACCCAAATGAGTAACGGTGGCGATCGTGTCGTCCGCAATGACAACTACTCGATCGCCAACCTGAAACAAATCTCCCTGAACGTACTGCTCACGTGTCTCAGACACTGTATCAAGTTTTACATGGTGTGTAAAGTCTTTTGTCTCTTTTAAACCCATACCACTACGAACAGCGTTAAAGAGAGCTTTAGCATCGGCATTGCTCATGCCACGTGGTAGACCTTGACCAAAGGCCGTGAAGTCATTTGTCTTTGCTGCTTGTCTCTGCTTTGTGGCTGATGCACTAGAGGCATCGTCGCCATCAGGATCTCTATCACCTGCAGACACAACATTGATGCGAGCAAAGTTATAGAAGCCGTTGCGCATCTTTTTGCCGTTATACTTGTTCAACAGTACGTCAAACTCGTTAACACGATCCTCACCTACGACCATGACCACGTTCTTGAAACCTTCGTTGTACAGAGCAACGGCAGCATCCATGAACGTCTTGATACGTGGATTCATCATGACAGAACGTGCATGACGTGGAAACATCTTACGAACGAACTTTACCTTGTCTTTATATGCAAGAGGGTTTTTATTTTTGTCAGTAGACTGCGATAGGTAAGCGCGATAAGGATTATTGCCAGACTTAGTGGCGAGGGTATTAAGTAATTTCTCATGGCCAATAGTAGGAGGGTTCATTCTACCAAAGGTAAAATAAACCGTCTTCTCTTCTTCGACGAGGTAAGTCTTAAATGAGTTGATCATTTCTCTGCCTGATGTCTCTTCCGTTCAATCTCTTGTTTACGTACTTTAGGCAGGTTTCTTCGTGCAATCATCTTAATCCTTTGCTTGAACGCAGGCTTCTCGAGACGCTTCTCGATCTCTTGCCTACGAGCATATGTCAACTCATTTTTTGGAATATCTTTTGTCAGCTTCTTAAAGATAGCCATACGCGCTTGACGAACAGCTCTCTTCTCTAACTTTTCTTTTGAGGCAAAGCGACGCTTAGCACGTTCTCTGCCTAACTTGATCTTGGCTTTGGTTCTTACCATCTGACGCTTACGAGCTAACCGCTGAGATACAGTCAGTGCTTCGTCAGTCTGCTCTACGTCTTCACCTAAACGACGACGGCGCTGAGCTCTATACTTGATAATGTCTGGTTCGCCTGGACGATAGTCGGCGACAATAAAGTCTTTAAAGTCTAACATCAGTTCCTCGTTGGTTTATCCCATCCTTTTAATATATCTGGTGAGAAGTTGGCGTATGAGAACTCCATACGATCAACGATCTTCACCGCATCACCACCAAGTGTATCGATAGCAACGTAACCCTCTTGTCCTGTGACCTTAAAGCCGTTCTTTGTCTTTAAGAATGTCTCAGTGTTTGAGAGACGCTGTAATATATTTATAATTTTTAATTTCGCAAGAATCAAAGATTTTTGTAAATCGAACATTAATTTCAAATTATTTTTATTTGCAGGAGAGAAAAACTTTAGCACTTCATTCATTTTTGCAGCGCGACTCGCTTTGCCCTTCTCACTCTTTGCAGCATCTACTTCTTTCTGGTACTTATTCGTGATGTAACGGACGAGATTGTTGACATGCCTTTTCGTATCGACCACAACAGTACCTCTTCGTACAAAAGTATTATTGAATGTTTCAATAGTCCTGGCAAGAGTCTGATTAGCTTCCAACTCACGGAGCGTACTAGATGCAATCTTGTTGAATATCTTTCCTGCATTTGATAGGTGTTCATTGACTTCGTCAGTGTCCTGTTTAGACATAGTGTAACGAGTCATGTCTTTCAGCATGGCGTCCTGAGACCAGACCTTCGATGATTTGTTAAATTTACTCACGTCAACGCCATAAGATGCTTTCATACTTTCGAATGTTTTACCTGTGTATGTGGTATGCCATACGATACCGATAGTTGCTGCCTTGATTTCTTTCGCAGCCGGCGTACCCGCAGGCACAGCATAAACGATAGTGTTAGGATGAAAAGTAACATATGATTGACCTTTGATCTTCTGTGTCTTTACATCATCTCTTGAAAACAAGAAGTCACCTTGAACCACACCTTTGATGCCTAGTGCGGGGAGATGCTTAAGAGCAAGCTTGAGTTTATCAGCGAGATCACCGCTAGTATCAGCGTCAACGTCAGCGTCTGATTTATAAACTTTTGGTGACTTGTTAAAAATTCCTTTTTTTGCCACAAAAAACTTACCATCACGAGGATCGATGCCAGCAAAAATAGCAGGAGCACCATCCCACTTAACAGAAACTTTTCCATCATGGACTCCTGCCAGCATATCTCTCAGTGAACGCAAGGCGAGGATTGCCTGACGCGTGCCGTTCACACCACCATAGAGGACCTTGTCTTCAATATGGGTCATGTGAGTGTTCTTCTGCTCTGTGATGAACTCTTTGAATTCCATTATGATGTTTTCTCTTGCCAAGATAATGCCGCAATTGCGTCATCGTTGTTCGTAGTTGGTCTGATGGTAATTGTCAAAATATCGCCTACACTATCTGCTGTAATGATACCGCGGGTGAGTTGTAAACTATTATTAAACATCTCAGCTAGATCAAGGACCGGAGCTGTGGTCTGTCCCTTAAAGATACCCTCAAATATTGTTGTACCACCGTATTCTGAGTCTGCAGATATATCATATTCAACACTACTTGTCGAATCGGTGAGTTGCCAACTCGGATTTGTTAGTGTAGACCCTCTCTTGATCTTATATTTAAAAGCCGTAGCCTGAATACCATAAAATGTAACTTCTCTAGGAACCACTACCGCATCAGTTCTACCAGAACGAAGTCGAATCGACACCATTGGGTTATCAGTACCATTTGCTAAGTTTTTGCCGATGATAGGATTTGATGCAGAACGAGTCAAACCTTGTTGCGTGTAACCGCCTTCTGATAGTACAGTTGAGCAGATCTGTTTTAGTTGACTTGCGCCTGATGTAGCACCTGTATTTGTGATCTCATATCTGCACGACAGAGATGCAGACGTGATGTATGTGCCAGTGATCTCGTTTGCATGATGGAAAATGTGGCAGCAGATGAACTGACCGTTGATAACAAATCCCATACGAACAGAACCAACACCTAGCCACTCAAAGTCTGTCCACAAGATTTGTGACTTACTCATGTCAAGAGTCTCGCCGCTTGGGCCAGTGCCGTTCAACTTGTCGACGTTCCAGTTACCTTGTGCGATTCTTGTGTTTACAACAGAACCAGACACTGCGCTGCGCTTTACAAGATACGTAGTTGTTCCGTCTTGTTCTACATAGATACCGTTGTCTTTTGTGAAGTAACCAATACGCTGACGAAGATTTGCTTTTGCTTGGTTCATCGTAAACGTATTCATCACTAACAAGCTCTTACCGGGTTGATAAGCAAACACACGGTCGGTTTGTCTTATGATCTCATCACCATCAGCGTCAGTGACGTCAAGATCCATGAGTCCCTGATCCGCATTAAAAGTATATGTTGCAGAACCAGATACCGCAGTGTTCCATCTACGTTCGCTATCAGCATAACGAAACGATGAATCAAAGAGTGTAAAAGGTTGGCTTGTGCGAAGTCGACCAAATGCATCAGTCGCGGCGTTTAAGTTTCCAGCAGGTACATAGACAGAAGGACCTGCAAGTCCAGAAGTCATGACGACCTCATAGACGTCTTTGTTGTTATTTAAGAATGCGTTTCTATCTGTACTAAACTGTGCCATGATTATGCCTTTAATAAGCAGCTGTAATCAGCTTTCTGTGTTAATATTGAGACAGACTTTCCATCAATAGGAGCGATGTTATACGGTGTCGTATTTTTCGGTAATCTAAACTCGATCGTAAACGTGAACTGATAACCTTGAGCACCGATCCTTCTCTTAGACTTCTCTTCAGCGTCTGCCTTTGTCACTCCCTTTGATTGGCATCGAACTCTCGCAACGATACCGCACTTGTCTTCAAACTTCGGTATCAGTGGTTTATTCAATGCTGCTAGAGACTTGTTCAACCCAAGAGGATCTTTAGTTCCTAACAAGTAAAATCCGTGTGTACCAACGTTGATGTAATACGTATCTTTCAAGTTGTAGTAGTCACTCATGGACTTAGCAGGCAGGTCCATCTTAATGTCTGGGCACGTCTTTAAGTCCATCTCATATCTTTCTCTGAGAGGGATGTTGAGCATTCCTTTTTCCCAGTTCGCATCTCTATCTGAGACATTAAAGACTGGCATGTTCCACTTCTCATTGATTCTTCGAAGTACTCCAGATCTCTCTGCAAGGTCTCGTAAGAAGATCTTCTCTGTCTCATCATGATCGATCTCACCAAATCTCCAGTGAGGAGCCCTGTTAGCATATGCCTTTATCACTAAGCTTCCACCAGCTGTAGGAGATATCTTCAACTCGCATCCTGCTTCTTGACCTCCTACTGTTAGCATGAGATCTGGTCTTGTATGAGAAGCGCCGGCAGTTATGCCGTCAGACAGACCAAACTTCTTAAGAAACTTAGTCGCATTCTCTTCGTATACAAATCCCTGCTGAGCCATATTATCTCCATGAAAATCCTTTACTATTTATATGTTTTTTAAAATAAAAAGGGGCGGATTGCCCGCCCCTGCCCGTACATAATAAGACTAATCAATTGCGACGTTCATAGATATAGACGTCGGCTTTACGAGCATTTTTAATGCCACCTACAACGTTACCACCAAAGTCGTAACCTCGCACACCCTCCTCAAGAGTCCAGCGGTTAGTCACTGCCTCTTTGTGAATAGGATCACGAAGAGCCAAGCGGATTCGCATAGGAGTTTTACCGATCTTACGAAGACTCTTGTTTGTTTTGCGCATCGAGTCACGAGCTTGCTTTAGCCACATCATGTCATACTCGTCAAACAAGTTGAGAGTTACAGCGTAGGCAGTAGAGTTACGAACTTTAGTTTCCATAAACAAACTCCTTGAATTCTTGAGCGAGGTAATCGTAGTGTGTTGAGTGTTCTTCGATGAATCGAAGAGCATCGCGAAGACCGCTCCAGCCGTAGGCTTTGTTGAGATATTTAATCTCTTCGATCAGCTGGGGAAATTCGATTTCTAAATCACTCATGTTCATATCCTTTCTCAATCGTTAGGTATATCATACCACGATCTATCAGAAAAGTAAATATGTCAAAAGTATTCATTTGAAAAGTATACACCCGGAGGTGTATACTTTGGTATTACTCTATGCTTCAGCCATCTCAACAGCCAGGTTCAGAGCCTGACGCTTACGGTTCTGGTTGTAACCGTACCAGCTGTTGTACAGCCGAGACTCTTGGCTACGACCTTGCAGGTGGTCTGTGGCGAAGGTCACAGAGTTGAAGGCTTGCCACCAAGAACCCTTAGCAAACTCGGCTCCTGGTTGAGTCTCGAGGACTTGCAGACACTGAAGAGCATTCCGCGACAGCGTACCGACCGAGAGCTCTTTGTCTTGGACACGCTTGTCAGACGTACGTGGGAACACAGTATTGTAGTACTCGATGAGAGACTTCATGGTGAACTGCTTGCTTCCCAAGAACTCAGCCATCTCTTTGTACTTGGCAAACTTTTCGTGAGCGATTCCGAGTTGTTGCTTGACCATGTCTGGGTTGAACTCAGAGCGGTGACCGACACGAACACCTTTCTGTGCTGCACCTTCAAGGGCAAGAGTCAGAGTGTTGTTACACACGACACGAATCGGCGTGAATCGAACGTCGATCGATTTGCCATACTCGTGAGGATTTGAAAACAAGAGGTACGACTCAACCTCGTCGCCTTTGAAGAGCTCGAACGACTCTTTGACTTTGGCAAGTGCCCATACCATCTTACCGTCTTTGAGAGAACCAGCGGTGTGCATCTCCATGTCACCAGCATAGACGTACTCCGCAAAGAACTCGAAAGCTTGCTCGTTCTGGACAGGTTTCCAGCCAGGACCAGTGTTAGTCAATACCTTACCGTCGGTAGAGCGAACTAAAGACTTGTCACCAGTGGGGGTCTTCTTACCATTGAATTCAATGAACGACTCAACTTCTAGGACTTCCCAGTCAACCTGAGCCTTTTTCATCATCTGCTTGGGGGTCAGATCGTTGGAGACCTTTTCACCGAGACCATGCCAAGGAACTTCACCAGCGTAAGCCATCGTTTCGACCATGTGAGACATAACATACTCCTTTTTAACAGTGTAAGTGTTATTATACTCTGGTCAAATGGGAATGTAAATATGTCAAAAGTACTAATTTTCTAATTAAATTTAATTTCGTGCCATTTAGTATATAAAGAGGCTATTGTGTCTTTATTATTAGATAATAAAAATTTTTCATTAATTAATGGTAAATATGATTTCCAAATATATTCCCATTTGTTTTGTATCCTATTAAAATTATTTAAACCATTTACTAAAATATTATCCCAAGATCTTACACCCATTGGCAAGTTTCCTATTGCGCTATAAAACCAAGGTTTATCTGCTTGAAACCGGCTGAAATCCCAATATGGATAACATACTAATTTATGGGTTTCGCACGCTTCATGATATTTTATATGGAAATCATTATATTGAAGTAATAATTTTCTTGAATTTTTTTTATTAATTGGGTTCTGTTTATGCTTTAATAAATGATAGCACTGGAGAATAAGTATTTCAGGCATATCCGGAGTAAAATAAAAATATTCTAAACCATTTGGATTTTCTGGATTAGGTTGTGCCATACATCCGTTATCAGGCAAACTAAAATATCCCTTATCATTTTTATATCCAAATATTGGTTTATCTACTCCATATATTGAACCAACTTTAAGGCCAAGATTTGATAATTTGCCTTCAGTTTTACTAAATGTATTTTGCTTTTGTGCTCTTGCGATGCTTGGCAAATTTGTTACATTGTTCAATAATAAGTCATCATCATAATATGATTCCTTTACATTTTTAACCCAATCACCGATCTCTATTTTAATCTCTGGATGGTTTTTACTTAACCATTCCAGATCTTTTTTAATTACAAAATCCCACTCGCTATGAAAATTAAAATTTGTAGTATCATGTACATTTGGTGTATATAAACCTTTGTCTACTAATGACATAGGCCATTGAACATAGACCATATCAAGTTTAATATTAAACTCTAAAAATGTACAAAGTATATTATGGCTGTCGGATCCACCGGAATAATTAAGAATTAAATAATCATATTTGTCTCTAAGCTGCTGAGCCCGCTGCCGATAAATCTCTTTTAACGATATATCATATGCTCTAAAGTTATCACACGCTTTATCGTATACTTCATCATAAAACCACCATTTTGGATCTGTTTTTTCCTTTGATCCTTTAATCAAAGCATAAAACTTATTATTGATTATTTCATCACCAATTTTATAATATCCATTGTGATGTATCATTTTTTTAATTAAATTTAATTTGATGCCATTTAGTAAATATTGGAGAAATTGTATCTTTTATGTTTGGAAAAAAGAATCTTTCATCAATAAGAGGCATATAAGACTTCCAAATGTATTCCCATTTTTTTTGAACCCTAGAAAAGTTAGTTAAACCTTTATACAAAATATTATCCCATGATCTAACTCCCATTGGAAGATTTCCAAGAGTTGTATAAACCCAAGGTTTATCTGCTTGAAATCTATCAAAAGTCCAATAAGGATAACAAACAAGTTTGTGTGTTTCAGCTCTATCATGAAAGTCTGAATACCAACCAAAATCCTTATGATTAAACACAAAGCCTCTTACAAAAGATTTGTCATTAGATTTTTTATGATATTCAAATAGGTTATAAGCCTGGACAATTAAAATTTCAGGCATATCTGGAGTAAAATAAAAATACTCCAAACCATTTGGATTATCTGGATTTGGCTGAGCCATACACGTAGAATCTGGCAGCTTGAAATATGCTTTATTGTTTTTCATTCCAAATACTGGTTTATCTACGCCATATACCGACCCCACCTTTAAACCCATATTTGATAGTTTTGTTTCAGTTTTACTAAAGGTATTCTGTTTTTGTGCTCTACTAATACTTGGTAAATTTGTTACATTATTTAAAAGCAAGTCATCATCGTAATAAGATTCCTTTACATTTTCTACCCAGTCTCCTATTTCTATTTTTATTTCTGGATATTTTTTACTTAGCCATTCTAAATCTTTTTTTAAAACAAAATCCCATTCACTATGGTAATTAAAATTACTTGTATCATGTACATTTGGTGTATATAGGCCTTTATCCATCAATGACATTGGCCATTGGATATAAACCATATCAAGCTTGATATTAAATTCTAAAAATGTACAAAGGACGTTGTGACTATCAGAACCTCCTGAATAATTTAAAATCAAATAATCGTACTTGTCTCTAAGTTGTTGTGCTCGTTGTCGATATATTTCTTTTAACGATATATCATAGGATCTAAAGTTATCACACGCTTTATCGTATACTTCATCATAAAACCACCATTCCGGATCAATATTCATTTTTGATCCTTTAATCAAAGCATAAAACTTATTATTGATTATTTCATCACCAATTTTATAATATCCATTGTGATGTATCATTTTGTCTTCTGACCCACTCCATTTGACAAAAACCATAGCAAATTTTCAAGAGCTTTGGGCGTAGTAAGTTTCTGTAAAGCAGCAGTTACCTTGTCTACATCTTTACCGATGATCCACTCATACTTACCAGTCTTTTGATAGATTCGATCTAAAGCTTCTTTGTCGTCAACCACAGCTTGAAGAGCAGACGATACTTTTTGTGCATTAATATTGCCCTTATCCATCCATAAAGATTTCTGCAGGGCATCGCGATACATTTTCACTAGTAAGTATGCATTATAAAACTCACCTCTTGGTTTCTTGCCCCACTTCTTCTCATATACTTCTTGAAACGAGATACCTTCAAAGTTTGAGTCACCTTTCACATGTCCGCTCGTAATGTCAAGTACACCGTGCGAGAACCAATCTTGATTCTGTGGTACCTTACGTGAGTGCTTAAAGTAAGCTGCGGTTGACTCACGAGTCACATTAAGCTCACCACGCAAGTAAGCCATACGACGCTCACCACCGCCCATACCTTTGACGTAGGTGATCTTGTCTCTGTAGCATTGCAAGTACTCTTGCATCGTTTTACCAGGTTCACACATCAAGAGTGTGATAGCCATAACGTCAGGGTTCATGCCCGAACCTGCTGCAAACTTGATACCTTTAGTCAGATCTACATCATTGCGTTTACCGACAACAATCGTAAGATTCATCAGGCCGATAGGTTCATATTCAAAATAGTTGTAGTCAACCTTTTGTGTGAGGAAGCTCTCTGCATTACCTCCATGTGCAACCATAATGGTCTTTGGGTCTTTACGTAGTTTGTTATGAAACTCGTTAAAGCCTGGGACATCGTTGATTCCAGGAATATTACGAATGACGATACGCTCGCCTAATTTTTGCTCAAGCTCTTTTGCTACGATTCGAGCCCAGACGTCAGTACCACCACCAACTTTTTGTGGGACAATCACGGTATAGTCTGCACTTGCTGCCGTAGCAAACAAGAGTAAGAGTGATGCGATGGATGATCTAAACATAGTTCACCTTTGAACGATTAAAGAATACTCCGTATATTATACCACAAATGATCAGCAACCATAGTGTGATTGATATAGGACGCAAAAACAACTCATATATGTTATATATCGACAAGAACTGAATCGACGTTGACTCTAGTTTGTCAGCAAGAACAAACCCAATGATGAACGCAGCTCGACTTAGCTTAAGTTTTTTCATTAACAAACCTAAGCAACACATCATCGCAAAGAACATGTAGTCCATCCACATGCCTGTGTACTGCACAGACGACCATACTAGTAATGCCATGATTGGCCAGAAGTAGTATGAGAACTTTAGCTTTGTGACCTCGATCGCGTATCGTATAAAGAACAGTCCTATGATAAAACTCAATGCCATTGCCCACATGTAACTTGCGGTGATCGAGTTGATGAACGACATATCGACAAGTAACTCAGGTGTACCTAGCTCTAAACCTACTAACATGAATAGACTCATCAATACGACTTCAAACGGTGCACCAGGAATTCCAAACAGAATAGTAGGCACGTAGCTTGTTGCCTTCTGAGCGTTATTTGCACCTTCGCAGCCAATTACACCTTTGACATTGCCGTTGCCAAACTCCTCGCCTTTACTTAAAGCAACAGTTTGACCATAGGCTAACCAATCTGCAATGTTACCGCCGACACCCGGTACTGCACCGATCACCGCTCCGATAAAGCCACCACGTAGGCCATCCCATCGATGCCTCCATGAGTCTTTAAATCCTTGCCATATCTGTGTCCATCGTGACTCATTGACGATACTTAAAGGCTTATTATGTTTCATTAACGATTCAAACAACTCAGGAAACGCCAACACGCCTGCCATCACAGGTATCAGCTGAATGCCATCTCCTAAGTATGTCCATCCGAGTGTAAATCGCTCATCTCCTGTGATGGGGTTTTGACCTACTAGACCGAGTAAGACGCCAAATGCGAGAGCAATGATACCTCTAAACCAATACTGGTTTGTGATAAACACAATAGAGATGAATGCAAGAACAATAAAGCTAAGCATCTCAGGAATGCCAAAGCTTAATACGATGTTTGAATAGTAAGGCAAAAAGAAGAATACAAGTGCACCCCATATCAGACCGTTTACTGTTGATGTTGATAATGCAGCACCAAGAGCACGTGCACCTTCTCCTCGCTTTGTCATAGGATACCCGTCAACAATAGATGCAGCGCTTCCTCCTGCTCCAGGTATGTTCATCACGATGCTCGAGAAGCTGTCACCTATACTTGACGCAACAACAATCGCTGTCGTGAATATGACAAGTAAGTACGGATCTTGAAAGTAACCGACAAAAGCAAAGACGGTAATCAGAGCTGTCGTTGCTCCTGCGACAGGTATGATACCAAAGAGAAACCCGTATAATGTACCGAGTAATAGCGCTATCGCTTCCATTCAGAGTAGATCCTGTTGTCTGTATCCCATGCTAACATCTGAACTTTGAAGCCAAAGATCTTGGCATACTCTAAGTTCTTCTCAAACGACCAGTTAAAGAAATCGATCGTCTTGCACTCTTCATTGCCATGATCTTTCATCCCAGGATTCTGACGCCAATAGATCATACCTTCAGGTTTAGTGATCGACAACACTTTATCAATTTGGCGTAAGATCATTGCTTCATCTCCAAAGTTAATAGAACCTAGGCAGAACACAGCATCAAACAACTCATCTGTCTGATAATCTTCTATGCTTACACGGATATCTGCTGCATTGTTATAAGGATCGATTCCTACAATGCTGTCTTTAAGATACGACTTGAACGGATGATAACCGCATCCAACATCAAGTATCTTCTGTCCTAAATGTACTTTCTGAAGTAATTGCCAACCAGAGTACTTGTACTTATCGATATTAGGTTGCCACACATGTTCAAAGTATTCACCAATATTCATAAAATCTCCATATACATATTATATATGGAAAAAATAGTCAAAAAATATCGGGTAGAAGATATCTACAAAGATTTAGTCATACCAGATACATGGGACACTCTTGAAGAATTTGTAGAATGGTATATGACAGTAGCAAGAATGCCGATACTTGTCCCTCATGAGTCAGAAGTAATTCAGAGTGATGATGCTGCAGCAATATGCATATTTAAAAAAGGTGCGTATCAAGTAGAATTTTATTTGCAGTATCCTAAATTAGAAATATTAGAACATTCACATCCAGACATGGAAGTTATAATCGTCGATCTTGCCGGTGGAAATCAAGGCGAAAAATCGTTTTTTGGAGTTTCTTCTAGATGGGGTAATACTTTTTCAAAATTAAATAATGGTGATTACCATAGTTCACAAAAGTTTGAACATGCAAACGGTGGAATAACTTTAGCTTTTCAAAAGTGGATAAATTCTGATAAACAGTTTTCTGCTGCATCTAATTGGAAAGGGTTTATACGAGGAAAAGACGGTCATCAAGCTAATTTGATTCGCCGTGTAAACGGGGACAATGTTTTTATAAATGATGAGGTGGCAGATGTCACAAGAACTTTATGATCCATTTAATAAAGAATGGTTAAAAAATAAATTCACATACTACGATAAAATAAGAGATTTAGAAAAAGCTTATTGGAGTGAAACATACAAGATGTATGTATTTACTCGATATGAAGATGTGGCTTTTATACTTTCGAAACCTGACATATTCATATCAGGTAAAGGTAACTTAATTAAAGATCAACCATACCGTTTTGGTATGACACCTGGTGCAAGCGATGGAAAAACACATTCTTTCTATAGAAGCGTAGTAAAGGATGCGTATAGTAAGAGTCGAATAGAGGCAGTCAACGACTCAATAAGAGAAAAAACAATTGAGCTTCTTAGTGAATATAAAAAAGATCAGGTCTTTGATATTGCATATGACATTCGCTATATTGCATCTTACATGACAGCCGAAGTATTAAACCTACCAAAAATAAGTAAAGAGTATATAACTGAACTTATTTTTGATATACAATTAAACTCAGATAGAACTGTATTATATAACTCTAATAATGAATCATACGACGAGTTCAGGTCAATATTAGATAATATATTAAAAAATAAAACTGAACCAGAAGGCGATGGAATATACCAAGAGTTTTTGCAAAAAGCAAAAGATAAAACGCCAGTATCGTTGTTTAGCGGACCAGCAATTTCTGGTTGCTATTCAATGATAAGCGCAATGCAATTTTTAGTTTTAAACTTATATCACGAAAGAGTTCTTCAAGATGTTTTAAATGATCGATCATTAGAGTCTGCGGCAATCGATGAGGAACTCAGGTTTAATGCAACAACCGGTAAATTCAAAAGAACAGTGGCACAACCTATTACTATAAGAGGAATAGATTTACAAGTTGACGATCAGGTTGCTGTATGTCTAGATGGAGCAATGAGAGATCCTATTGTTTTTGAAAATCCAAATGAATTTAACTTATATCGTAATGTTGCGAAAAGCAGACCCTTTGGAGCTGGTCCGCATGCCTGTGCTGGACAGGCTATTGCAAGAGCTGGACTTGGTGCATTCTTAACTCCGTTTTTAGATATTATTGGAAATTATGAAGTAATAACAAAAGAGCTTGATTATATTATCACTGCTAGTGGTAATAATGATGTAGTAGATAAAATATTAATTAGAAGAATAAATAGTTAATAGCTATTTTTTCAGGAGAAAAAAATGTTTAAGATCGTAAAAACACAAACAAGGCCTTCAACTAGCGTAGAATTTTGGACTAATCAAAACGTAGCAGCAGAAACTTGGGCTTATATATTTAATACCCATCATCTTAATGTAGTAAACATCGAAACTGATATAAGTGAAGATAGTTTAACATTAACAAAAACCACTATATGGAATAGCAGAGAAGATTATGATGCTTTTATTTCAGATGATACGGTGATTAATAACGTACTTAATGTATCCCGGGCTTACATGGAAGAAAACGGTATTACTTTCACAACTGGAACTGAATAAAAATAAATGTTTGATTTAGATCATGTATTTGTGACATTTGCACCTGGTTCAGGTGGTAACTTTATTACTGCCTTAATGAATCGCATTGTGTCAGGTGATATTTCTAGTTTACCAATAAATCAAAATGGTAGTTTTCATATATTAGATAATGGAAAACGTGAAGGTAAAGATAGCATATCATTCGGATCTAGTCCAGAAGAAAATAAATTATTTACTTCTGATGAACAAAGAGCCGAACATTATATAAAACTAATATCAGAAGAATATAAAGAACCTAAAAGAATAGTTACGTGGTCTCACGATTATACAAACTTACCTTTATATAAAAAGTATTTTCCTAAATGTAGAACTCTAGCTATTACTGTTTATACTCCTGAAGAAAAATTAATGAGTATGATGATGCAAGTAAACAAAGTTGTACTTACATCAGAAAAAGATATAGCAATACCTTTAAGTCTATGGTATAGATTAAAAAATAGACTAAAGCTATTAATTAATAAAAAAATAAAACAAATGTACGGTGATGACGAAGATTTTTCTTTTGTATTTGAAAGAAGATTTGAACCAGAATATGCTGATATCGTCTTTTATTATAGCACATTATTGTTATTGCAATATGCATCATTAACTGATGCTTTAAATCTTATTAAAGAACCGTTTGGATTTGCTCAAGTAAATACTATACCTTATAAGAAAATAATCAAAGATAATTCTGATAGCATATTATCATTCTATGATTTAACTTACAATACTAAAAATTCAACAAAGGTTTATTCAGAAACTCTTAATAGACCTATGTCAAATGACGAAAATGCATATTTAAAATATGCATTCGAATATTATCACAATATGCAAGATAAATTTCTTTTAGAAAATCCAGTGCAATATTTTTTTAATAGAAAAGAAAAAGCTATGGATGCAATAAGAGATCTTAAACTTGATATTGTTTCTGGATTATGTTAATAAAATTACCAAATGACAAATTAGGCTTTTATAAAGTAAAAGATAAAAAGTTTTATGGTAAACTTGAAGCTATACTTTATGCAAATGAAACCGTTTCCGACGTTAATTGGAACTTCAATAAAGAAGTTTTAGATTCATACAATTGGAAGATAGAGCCTGAAAAAGATATTCTAGAACTCTATAAAAATAGAGCAAAACAAATACGAGATGAATACGATTACGTTGTTGTATTAGCATCCGGCGGTTCTGATAGCACAAATGTCGTATATAGTTTTTTAAAGAATGGTATTCATATCGATGAAATCGTTTTTGCTGCACCATTAAGTGGATTGTCAAACTGGAATTGGAATGATAAAGTAGTTGATGCATCAAATACAATTAGTGAAACTAAGTTTGCTCAATTACCTTTTGCAGATGAGATTAAACGAAACTACCCAAAAGTAAAAGTTACTGTCAATGATTATTTTAATCAGATGCTTGAGTATAAGACTGATGATTGGATGCTAAGTGGTGGTTATTTTATTCATCCGACGGGATGTAGATATAGCTTTGATAAATTACATCATATTAAGAACCTAGCCGAATCTGGAAAAAAGATAGCCAGGGTATTTGGTCTTGATAAACCAACACTTGTTCGTGGCCCGAATGGAAATATATTTAATGTAATTCAAGACGGTGTATGTCAAGTTGCAAGCCATATAGCAACACAAGAACAACACCAGAATATTGAAACGGTATTATTTTATTTTACGCCTGATCTTCCAGAATTAATGATTAAGCAATGTCATATTCTAGCTAAGTGGTTACACGACCCTGCAAACAGTTTTGCTAGAGAGACGATGGCTGATTCTAGAGCAGATTGGAAATGGAATCTAAGTGAGTATAGATTCTCACTACATCATCGTGCAAGTGTGGATTGTATCTATCCTATGCTCAAAGGAAGAGATGTATTCCAAGCTTATAAATCATATCTTAATTTTACACGTATTAATTTTGATCATTGGTTTTATGAGTTACACGGAAGTAGTAGATTAAGACAGATGATAGATTCTGACTTTCAAGCATTATTAAAGAAAATAAACAAGAAATACTTGAATGAATTAAATAATGCTTTTTTCAGAAATACACAAACGTATATGATAGGTCATGAATCACAATTCATGAAAGAAGGTACACACATACCTGATGTATATGAAATGGATGAGAGGTTGCTTTGAAAAATATATTATTGATAGGCGGTAGTTTTTTTAATCCTAGCTATCTAAATACAAGATTGCATGGTAATGAAGATCAGTTAGACGACCATTCCTTTCAAGATATTATTAGTAAGATTACTAGATGTAAAGTAAAATCATTAGCCATTAATGGCGCAGGAAATGATTGGCCTATTAATGCTTTACTCACAAATCAAAATTATATTGATAAAAAAACGACTGTAGTAATCCAATGGTCTCCTGTAGACAGAATAGATCTCCACTTTGATAGTACTAAACATAATAAAGACATTCAATTTCCAGAAAAAGAAAGATTGCCTCCACATGTTCAAAACGAATTATCTTTTTATCGAACATATGGATTAAATGGAAACGTTATAGATTCTGGTTTTAGATTTTATTCTACAGGACCGGCGTATCCTGCTGTAAAAAGAAATTATTATGAGACATGTTATAGTGAACCATATCATTTAAAAAAATGTTATGAAGCTATAGTATTTGCCCAAAATTTTTTAAAAGATCGATGCTACCGCCAAATTCATATGTTCCCTTGGGATTTTGAACTGTATAGAGAAATCGATTTGTTAGGAAGTAAAGGGCATTTTGCCAGTAAACATAGAGAAGATCGATATGTTTGGATGGAGTTTCCAAAACCAGATTTTAATTTGATTGAAGAATATTCAGAACTAAAACATTGGAAAGATTTAATAGACTGGAATCTTTTTACTGATAATTATCTAAATTATTTTTGTGATGAACATCTTCCTTATTGGGGAGGATTCAACATTCATAACATACATCAAGTACCATTAAACAATTATAAGTTTATTTCTTCTCAACTTTTTGAAGATAAATCAGATAGAACTGATGAATATATTGAAGCGACTATAGAACATTGTAAAAAATACAATGTTGAATACCCTATTATGAGTTAACAATCTTTTTTCTCATTTTTATAATATTTCTTTATCTAACTCATCTAATGTTCGAATGACTTCTTGTCTATAGACTAAGCCATTAAATTTTTTTTCTAAGTAATTCTCAAACTCATTGACAATATGGTCTATCTTATCAAAGCCAGTGCTTTTCTTTCTAAAAAGAAGATCTGGATATGATTCTCTATATCCAATAATTTTAGATGAATTGATTCCAAGTTTTCCTGGAAATTCATCATTGACTAATTGTTTAAACCATTTCATTTTAGTATAAGATAAAACTAAGCCAGGAGTCCATCTCCACCATTGATATATTGCTGGACGGTCATGAAGAATATTATACTTATCACACGCTATATCATGTTCAGAATCTTTAGCTAGCCAAACTCCTTTTTTTGTATAATCTCCATCTTGCCTAAAATATATTACATCACCATTGCCAACAATAATTAAGCCATCAGCCGCTTCAGTAAATTTTAGATGAGGTAACATTCTAGGTCGATCGACTTGTGCCTGATCAGCAATTGCTTCTGCATCATTCTCATAAAACTTAGTGAGATTGAAATCGATAAGATGATAGTCTAAATTTAAAGAAGAACATATGGCAATTGCATAACTTACATCATATATGTTATAGTCATTTTCATATCTAACAATATAAATTTCAGGTTTTATTCCAGATTCAAGATAAGATCTCAGCATCACTTCACTATCAACACCTCCACTAAAAAATAAGCAAGGCTTTAATCCTGGATAATGATCAACTGTACTTTTAGCAGCAAGGCATAACTCTTCTTTAAAACTTTTTAACGGCCGATCTAATTTTCCATGAAAAGTTTTAAGAGGAAGAAGCTCATTAGTCTGCCTTCCATTTATTTCTCCATTACCGTATTGCCATGTATAGGCATAATTCATTTCACTAGTGAATATCATATTACATTTTGTTGAAATTTAATTGTATCATTGCCTATTAATACTTCATTTAAATATGGTAATGGTATTGTTATCATATTTTTTTTATACTGTTGTTTAGGTCCATTCATTATCCAATCGATTTTTTCTGGCCCTTGATATTTAGGAAAATAAATTAATTCATTTTTCCAGTGTTTATAATAAACAAATGGTTTGACATAAGTATCCCAAAAATCAATTACTTTTATACCTTCAACTTGATTATGTAAAAAATAATTAAATGTTTTGCAAAAAATTTGGTATATTTCTTCGCTAAGTGTTGATAAAAGTAAATTACTATTTTTTTCAAACGAAACAAATTTGCCTCTTCTATTCAAAATATTAATTGCTCTACGTCTCGAGAATTCATATGAATTTGTCGTTTCAATATAATATAATTCATTTTTAGATTGATACACATTAGGTCCATCAAAGCCTTGAATTATATCTAAATCATCTGGTAAAAGAGAGTAAAACTTCTTGTATAATAATTGATTGGGAGGAATATCTGTCTCTTCGTATTCCGCTAAAATATCATCTCTATATTCATATGGATTCATCTCAATTATATTAATTTTAAATCCATATCGTTTCTGTAATATTTTAATATTTTCTAATTCGTTATCATTATAATTAACAAAATGTCTAAAGATGCAATCAATCTTATATCCTTGCTCATAAAAAGAATGAAGTACTAGTTGACTGTCTAATCCACCGCTAAAGCTTATTACTGGATTTTTTAAAGATTCATACAATTCTTTAGCTCTATAAATGCAAGCTTCTCTAAAATTTAATCTATGAGTTGCTGGTTGAATCCATAGACTAAATATATCATCTTTGAATTCCCACTGCCAATCAGTTGCTATTCCTGTTGTATTAATCTTTTTCCCCATTTTACAATATTCCAAACTCTATCATGGCTCCAAAATAAAAACATATTTACTGCAGTAGCAAGACCAGCAAAAATGACAGCAGATCCCCAAGATCCTGTCATAATATATGGGATTAGAAAATTACTTGCTGTTATTAATACTCTCCAAGTTAACATCTTAGAGATAGTACGTGGTTGACCTTCGCTATATTTTTCTTGCTTTTGTTTTCGGTTCCATTGAAATATATTCCATGCTCTCTCATGACTCCAATACAATATGCTATTGATAATAGTTGCAAGACCTGCAATTTTTAACCCCATGATTAAACTGCCAGTTGCAATCAACGCATTGGTAATATGACTAATGGTTAATAGAACTCTCCACGAAATAACTTTAGCAATAGTCCTTGGTTGTGATTCTGAAAATTTCACTTCACTCATTTTTTTCCTTACATAATTTTGATACAATAGTCTCTACTGATTCTATTACATTTATATATTTTACAGCTTCACCCATATTTACATGACCAGATTTTCCCGTTGATATTCCAATATTATTGCTTTTAGTATTATTGAAATCATCTGTTTCAATTTGATCGAATATAATACCTTTATTCATAGCGCCTTTAGTTAGTCTGCTCAATGATTTAGTTTTTATTATTTTCAATTTTACATCTGAAGGAATACTAGATTCTTCTGATAAAGCAAACATAGTTCCAATGCTAACAGCATCTGCTCCAGATTTAATTAAATTTTTAATATCATTTTTATCTTTTATACCACCAGAAGCTATAATTTTAAGTTCTGGATGTTTTCTTTTTAACCTTTTTGTCTCATCTAATAAGTTTATATTTTCATCTCCGCGGCCAGCTCCTTCTGGCCCTTTAATAGTAACCATATCAATAACATCAATATATTCTTCTATTTCATTAGTAGCTAATATTTTTAAGCTAATAAACATACCAATGTCTCTTAGCTCATTTATCATATCTTTAGTTTGATTATCTAAATTATTAGATTCAATTATTTCTACTAAATCTATGCCTCTAGGCAACCAATTATGGTATAACTTATCATGTAGTAATTCTTTTATTCCAAGACAAACAAAGGGTATTACGTCTGTTTGTTTTCTATATTCACTATAATCTGTAAAAAAAGAATTAAAAGATGAATGAGAATACGGAACAAAACTTGGAGTTATTCCTGCTTTAGCACACGCTAAAGCAAGTTTTAAATCGCTTACCCCATTCATACCAGAACATATAATAGGATATTTAGAATTGAGAATCATTGAATTTACATACTTTATAATTTTTACCTATTATTTTTAATCCATCTAAATCACCATTATTTTCATTTGTAAATGGATAAAGAGTATCTTTTATATAATCAATTCCTTCTAGCCATATTTTATAGGCTGAAGTTTCTTGATATCCATCTTCAAACCATTGATCAAATTCACTTGTCCAATCTTTAATAGCTTTGTCTGCTTGATACCAATTATTATCCCATGTCGAATATACTACAGTTCTAAGTAATCTTTCATGATACCATCGATATATTCTCATATCAGTAGACATTTTATTTGGCTCAAATAAATCTATAAATTCTGGATGGGATTTGAGCCAACGCTTTATTACATGAACTTGTTTAGTAAGTATATCTAAGCTATACGGACTCCAATAAAAAAAATCAACGGTAGTATTATCATAATCATCTAAGTGCTCTGGTACAGGTATGATATTAGCAGCTCTGTCAGCAAATCTAATATGCATATAGTTGTCTTTTATATAAACTCTTGGTTTGTCAACGCCTAGCAAAAGAACAATTGATTTACTCTTATCAAATTGTTTTCTAACATCATTAAAATGTAGATAATTAAATCTAGTTACATTAGCAGGATTTAGACCTTCCTTACGAGTTAATACCCAACTTGCATCTTTAGCATTATTCATATAATCAAATAGATGATCGCTCAGATCGCATACAGTTATTTTTGTTTTTGGTATATAAGGTGCTAATTCTTTTAGTCTAGGAAGAGTTTGAAGATGATATTCGGCTGCGGCATTTTTAGGATCAATATTATTAGAATTTATATCAGTAAATTTGCTATTAGCTTTGTCCATATTATTGACAATAATCTCATCAATATGTAATCCTTGTCTGACAAAACTGCATAATATATTATGGCTATCTGCACCTCCGCTATAGCTTAATATCACATAATCATATTTTTGACGTATATCTTTAGAACGTCTATCGTATAGTTCATCTAAAGAACTAGTTGGCTCTATAGACCAATTATGGCGAGAGAAGATCTCATCATTGAAATGCCATTGAATTGATTTAAATGGAGATTTAGTTCTTATTGCGTAAAATGCAGCTTGAATCTTTGATTCAAATTCTATTCCATTAACTGTATAGTAGCCTAATAATTTTCTATCATTTATATTCATTTATTGATAACGAATTAATCTAATCACATATGCACTAATATCGATTTCCCACCACTTCTCGCCACAACTAAAGTTTTTAGGATGACGGTGATGATTATTATGCCACGTTTCTCCCCAGCTAGGTAATGCCCATAACCAATTATTAGAGCTCTTATCATTTAGTTGATAACGTCTAGAACTTGCAAACCAAGTTGGACTGTGACCAATATAGTTTACTACGTTAGACATTACCGCAGTGACTACTAGAGGAGCTAAGTGTAAGAATATAGTTAGATAAAAACCACCTAATACAAATAAGATTACAGACCAAGCAACTAATATACCAAAGTAATTACGATGTAAAAACTGATGAAACGGATCTGTAATCAGATCTCGCATTCTCCATTTTGTATCTGATCCTACTTCTTTTCTATAATCTAATGAG